TATTTGTTAATATCCTGTTACTTTTACTTTATATAGCGGGTGCTTACTTAGCGGTTGCCATTCGGCGTTGTCATCTTCCCATAGGAGTTCGCGGGTAAAAGCGTCGTATCGAAAGGCAGGAGGTTGCCACTGATTGTAACATATCCAGTCCTGTAACTTCTGTACTAATGCGGGCACTTTGTTGGTTTTACCTGCGCGGTATTGGCAGGTTTGTAACCGTTGCTCGAAAGTAAGCACCTGTAAAAAGGTGTCAAGAGCAAGGGCTTCGGTGTATTCTAAAAATCTATTTTTCATAGTTATTCTGTTATTAGTTTACCATATTTTTTGAGGTCTGCCCACCATCGCACGCTATCACCGCTAATACCTTGCGGGAGGTATCGCACGGGACGCTTTTGCTTTTTGGCGGTTTTGAGGAGCTCTTGTGCGTGCTCTCTGAGCTTGCGGTTAATGTAGTCGTAATCGCTGATTTCGTTAGGTTCTAATCTCATCTTGTGTTCGGTTTGTCTTCGCTTGGTGTTCGCTTAGTGTTCGGTGCGAGCCGTACGAGCGGTTATTTTCTTTAGGAGTACACTGGGATAGTACTGCAGGATATTTTCTGCGTAGATAGTGATGAGCAGGAGGACGTCGTCGGCATTGAATAGGGTGATGTCGTTGCCATAGAGGCGTTCGATGGTTTTCTCCACCTCGCTGTACCACTGATCGTCATACCAATTCATTAGACTATCGTGGCTGACGAGAGGTTTTAAATGCAATGCTTTGCCTTGTTGTATAAGGTGGACACACCAATCTATATAGAACTCATAACGGAGGTTTTCGTACTGCAGGTAGGTGAGCTCTAATTGGTGGGCAAGGGCGTGGCGATAGGTGATTTGCTGGGCTATTGTATTCATAGGTGTTAGCTTGTTTTTAAGAGTTTAAATTCGCGTTCTTGGGCTTTTTCGGCTGAGATGAGATAGGGTTCTAACTCATTCGCTCCAGTTCGTGTCTTTTCTATGTAGGCTCGGAAGTCTTTTACATAAATACGGTTTTGACTAAGCCAGTAGAATTTGTTGGCAACGGCTCCTTTTGGGTTCCCCTTACTGTCGGTTTGTGATATACCGATAAAGAGGGTATTAGGAAATGCTTCGATAAGTTTATTGTATAGTCTTGCAGGTTTTCCATCGAAGCACTCTTGTATACTGTCAATAAATACTATTTTAGGTTGTTGTGGACGGTCCAGTCGTAACATCATTTTATCAATGTTTTCTTTTTGTAGGGTGTATCGTTTGTGATATTGTTTTAGCCCATAGCGGTCTAAATTCACAAGTAACGACTTACTTCCATACTCTTCTAAGGAGTTGTACAGTACCTTTTCTTTTTGGCATAGCTCTTTCATTAGTTGTAGAGCGTAAGTGGTTTTTCCGTGCCCTGAGTCGCCATAGATAAGGAGGCTGCCGCTTCTTTCTACTTCACCGAGGTGCTCTGCCCATTGAGGCGATAGGTCGATAGTTTTATACTTTTTGCGCGCTAAATCTTCATAGGTGTAGGCGCGGGGTATGATTGTTTTTTCGTTATTTTCCATCATTGAGTTGTTGTAGGCGTTGCTTTTCAATTTCGGTGCGTACTTTTCTGAGGCTTCCTGCGGTATTAGCATACATTTGTGCGGGGCTGATAGTAGAGCCATTGGCTTGGCTTACTTGTGCTATTTGGCTGAGCAGGAAGGCTTCAATAGCTTCTTTGTCGGAGGGTGGACTTACACGGCTGTACTTGGAGCCGTAACGGTCGAATATTTCGGCATAGCCTACTTTTTTGATACCTTTATTACGGTCGATTTTAGCTTGCAAACCGTCTGCCCCCATCATATACCAACCGCAAGCGTACTCAGTAGCATTCCAAAGGCTTTTGAGTTCCAAAAAGGCGTGATATTCGAGGTCGCCAGCTTCGTCTAATATCACTAATGGGGTTTCAAGCTGTTTTAGGTAGTAAACCAAATCTTCATACACTTCGGCATATCGTCCAGTATAGGTGATGCCAAACTCTTGAGCGATTTTGCGTATAAGTTTTTGTTTAGTTTTTACTTGTGAGCAATCTATATATACGGCGTTTTTGTTTTTGCTTACATACACTTTGGCGGTGTGTGTTTTTCCTATACCTGCACGGTCGCATAGGATAGCCGAAAGCGAGCGTGTTTGGCAAGCAGTGAGCTGACTGTAGATGTACTGAAAGGTTTCGGTCTCTACGGTTACCCAAGGAGCCTCGTCGCGGAGTTGCACTTGTAGTTTGCGGGCGATACTTATCCATTTGGCATCAGATAGCACGCCATCGCGTTCACCTTTCATTACACGGTTGTACTGGGCACCATTGATGCCAAGACTTTTGGCGTGGTGGGTGTCATAGCGGTAGTTTTGTCGGTTTTCGGTAATCGCTTGTACGATTTTTTCTTTTAGGGCTGTGGTTATCATAAGTCTAATAATGCTTTATTTATGGTTTCTACTTTTGTTTTGCTGTACTCTTGATAGTTGAGTGCGGGTGTCTCGGTGTAGTCTACTGGTGTGTAGTCTACTTCGGTAGCGGTGGGTATGGGCGCGGTGAGGCTTCCTAAGCGGTTGAGCTTTTGCACTGATTGGGTATGTACCATTTGGTCGAACTGGGTAACATAACTCATTGCTTCGGCATATTGTTGCTCATCGTGCTGAGTCCATTCAGCATTAGCTCGGTTGAAGGTAGGCACAGGGCTACAAGTGCAAAGAAAGGCTCCGTTTTGGTATAAATACACTTCGGTAATACCGTCCTTATTAGGCAAGTAATAGGCTTCTACTTGGTAGTTGTTGGGGGCTAATAAGGTAAGTACTTGTGGGTTGGGTAATTGGTATTTTTGGTATTGTACGGTTACGTATTGGCTACGGCGTATGGTAGTAGTGGTGCATTTGCCTATGTATTGGGCTAAAAGGGCTCGGTTAAGTTGTGGCAAATTAGGGTTTACGTTCTCTAAAAACACCTCCAAACGTGTCTTACCAGGGAAGCGTTGTTGGTCGGGGTGGGGTTGGTTGTTGTATAGGGTTTGCTCTTGGAGTTCCATTGCCACAATATCATCATAAGTGGCTTTAGCTTCTTTGTAATTGTTGTTGAACTCGTCGAATATCTTTTGTTGTGTGGTACGGTTGCTATCACGGCGGGCATAGTGGCGACCTACATTTTGGTGTCTGTCTTTCTCTATACCGTATTTTTTACCTCGTATCATTGTCTCGGCATACTTCTCTTGTGAGTTGGTAGGGTTACAGAAGCGCACAAATGGGAATAGGTTGTTGGCTTTTAGTAGTCCGTCGGCAAACTCTCCCGTTAGGTGTCGTTCTACTTCTATCTGCATTGGGGTACCCAAGCCGTAGGAAGTAGTGAACTGAAACATTGAGCGGAAGCAGTCTAAGAAAAGCTCGGTGTCTTTCTTTTTGCTGTGTGCGATACCTATAAGGGCGGTGCTCATCACATCATAAGCATAGTATGCCATTACTTTGGTGCCGTCGGGTAGCTTGGTGTGCATTATATCGCGGTCATCAAGAGTTATTTTACTCATTGAGTAGAGCGGTGCGTGGCGGTGAACGTGAGGGCGCAACTTGTGGCTAAAATCGTACTCTCCATTGCGGGCTTTGGCTATGATAAGCTGATTTTCGGCTTTGCTAAGCCATAGTTTTACAGTGCTTTCAGAGACTTCTAACAGGTTGCCATTCTCATCGCAAAAATCGTCTACATTAAATAGTTCGCCCGTAGCACGGTCGAAAAGTTCTATTTCGCCGTATAGAAACTGCTTGTAAATATCGTACACCGAACTGATGTAAGGTTTATTAGGCATACAGCAGATGGATATAAAGAGGCGTTCCATTGTAGGGGTTACTATTTTGGCGTTCTCGGAGCCTTCGCCCTTGTGAATGAAGGTAGCGTAACGCTCAGTAAGGTACTGGTTGTATTTGCGTTGTAGGCTTCGTGGGTTGTTAGGTAATGAAAAGCTCCACTTTTCGGGGTTTAGAGCATTCACCGCTTCGCTGATATTTTGCCATATTTGTGTTTTGCGTTTGCCAAAGGCTTTGGCAGTGAGCGGACGGCTTTTAAGTAGGGTTTCGATAGCACCCAGTATCATAGCGGAGGTGGCTTTCTCCCTCTGCTGTGGGAGGGGAAGTGATTTGCCATTAGGTTTGCGGTGCTCGGCAAAGAAGTTGATGGCTTCGGGGTCGGGTACAATATACTCTTCTAATACATTGGTAACGATGTGAGCCTCTTCTGGCTTGCCGAGCATACGCACGCAAAATTCTTTTGTATTCACACCTTTCACTACGGGGAGGCTATCAAAGGCTACCCACGCTTCATTACCTTGTCCTTTTCCCGCTTGGGTAACTTGGAGCTTACCACGAGCACATAGCTTTTTGTAGTACTCATAAGTAACTACCTTCCAATCGCTATAAAGCAGGCGTGCGGGGATAGATAATATGTTATTTTGGAATGCGTACATAGTTTTGTTTTTTTGGCGTTTGCCTTGCTCCCCAGTGCAGTTGCGAGCTGCGCTTAATGCTGTTGGTCATACCAACCACTGAGGAGAAAAAAAATAAATTATGAGAAACGTGTGCTTTGTTATTTGCAGTACTTCACTGGCTTGCGGTACTCTATTTTTTCGCGTTTTACAACAATACCTAAGAAAGTTGTGCGTATCTCTTTGCCGATGATAAGGAAGTCATCATTGAGAAGGTAAATGGTTTTTGTCGTCATTTTAAATGGGTTTTAAAAGTTTTTTAAATGCTTCCCAAGGGCATACTGCACGGTATGCCTCTTTTTACATTCCTAAAGGGCTTTCTTTCTTAAATATGAGTAACCCTAAGAAGCGGATTGTTTTTATTACTTTACGCTCTTTTTTCTCTTCACTCTCTATGAGCACTACTTGTGTTTTTACTTGTATCATTACATTATTCTTTTATTGGTTCCAAACATTCTATAAAATAGATATAAATTCTTCCATCTCCGAAGTCTACATCTACACGAGTGTCTTCTCCTTCGTTATAGACTTTAAGGATTATACCGACTCCTTCTTTCATTATCCAGCCAAATTCATCTGGAATTTCTCTTACTTTGTCTCCTACTTTCATAGTGTTACGCTTCAAAAAGTTTTAACTCTAATT